GAGTTTTGAGCAATGACCACTGAACGCGACCTTGGCGAAGCACTGGATGAGATCGACGGCCTGAAAGACAAGGCTTTCAGCATCCTTGGCCTTCGTATGACGCCAGCAACCATCGCTGCCACCGTGGCGCTGCTGTCTACGGTCTGCGGCACACTCTACGGCGGTTTCGTGATGTATCAGAAGGTCGAAGAAGTCGCCTCGATGGACCTTGGCGCGTATCAGCAACAGATGGAAATCATGGATGCCAAGGTGCAAGAAGCTTTGGATTATGCCCGCGACATCAAGAACGGGCTGAAGGATGACATCATCCAACTTGAAAAACAGGTGGATCGGGCAGAAGATGCCGTCAGAACCAACGAAGAAAAAGTGCGCAGCCTGATCGACGATGCCGAAAAGCGTTTCGAGACAAGGCGGGATCAACTTCGGATGTCGCAAGATCAGGACATGAAAGAGTTGGAAGACAGGCTAAACGGCAAACTGCAACGGGCTTTAGACAACCCGCTGGCCCAGTAAAGGATGGTGCGATGAAAGAGAAACTGCTGTGGCTGATCTTTGGCTTTGCCATCGTCGGCGTCTTCGTGATCAGCAAGGATGGCTTCTATCGCTATCCATGCCAGAACCCAGACAACTGGGCCAACCCTGAATGCTTGCCGCCGATCTGCACGGCGACAAAACAATGCCCTGATGATCTGCTAGGAGGAACCAATGGGTAAGAACGATCCTGACGAAATGGAAGCCAAGCTGCGGTATTTCATCGGGGTGGCATTAACTGTCATCCTCGGTGGCACGATCTTCGTGATCCTGTATTCGCTGGTTTTCGTCACCCAGCCGATGGGCGAAAGCAGCGAGAACGACCGCAAGTTCTTTGAACTGCTGACACCCATTGCCAGCTTCATCGTCGGCGCCCTAGGCGGCGTGATGGCCGCTGGCAACAACCGCAGCAAACCAATTGAGGAGAAGACAGAATGATCGGGAAACTGGTAGGTGCGTTGATTGGCAAAAAGGTCAAAGGGCAGATCGCGGATGCGGTGCTGGACAAGGTGGATTTGCCGCCGCAAGTGGAAGGCCTTATCAAAACCGCCGTCACGGGCGATGTGACCGATGTGATCGGCGCTGTGGCTAAAGGTGTGGGGAAGAAGAAATGATCCTGACCAAAGACCACATCATCCACATCCTGCACGGCAACGCTGATGCCGCTGCGTGGGCAGATGCCGCACTGGAAATCCTGCCAAAGTATGAGATCACGACAGCCAACCGCATCGCTGGCTTCTTTGCCCAATGCGGCCATGAAAGCATGAACTTCACCGTGCTGTCGGAGAACCTGAACTACCGGGCGGAAACGCTGGAAAAGCTGTTCAGCAAATACTTTTCCAAGGCTGGCCGGAATGCCGCCGATTATGCCAAGCAGCCGGAGAAGATCGCCAACGTGATCTATGCCAACCGCATGGGCAACGGTGACACGGCGTCTGGTGAGGGATTCGCGTTTCGCGGGCGCGGGATAGTCCAATTGACGGGCAAGGACAATTACAGTGCTTTTGCGTTGTCTATCAAGATGACGCTGCCGGATGTCATCGACTACGTTCAGACCAAGAAGGGCGCACTTGAGTCGGCTTGCTGGTATTGGGCCAGCCGCAACATCAATGCGGCCTGTGACGCCAATGACATCGTAAAGATGACCAAGCTGGTGAACGGCGGCACGATTGGCTTGGATGACCGCAAGAAGCACTATGATCAGGCATTAGCCGTCCTTGGCGGGGCCGTGCCAGCGCCTATCACCCATGCTGCATCTATTCCCGGCGTGTTGAAGAAAGGCTCCACAGGCGAAAACGTCAAACGCTTGCAGGCTGAACTTGGCCTCGATGACGATGGTGTGTTCGGAGCGGGAACCGAAGCCGCACTGAAAAAGTGGCAGACAGCCAACGGGCTGGCCGCTGATGGCGTTGCTGGTCCGAAGACGCTGGCGAAACTGCTTGCCTGATCGACCAGAAACAAGGAAGGCCGAAGGACAACCTTCGGCCTTCTGATTTTCAACCAACTGGACGCTTCGGCGGCTTTGGCGAAACGATCACCTGATCCGTGTAAATACATCGCATGACTGAATATCTCATGTCGCTTTCATTTGCCAACGCGATGGCTTCATCCATCAGATCGCCGCAAGTCATGTCGGCTGGCACGTTGAATCCAGACTGTGATCCGTCAACCCATGTGATCAGTAAGATTGCCAAGAATTTCATTGCTGCATTCCATTTTCCTGTTTGTAACGCTTGATCGCATCTTCCAATCTTTTGTTCGCCGTTTCTGATCCACTTTGCATCGCGTAACGTACAAATGACCTGTTGAAGCCCAAGGCTGCACTGGCAGAACCCATTGACCTGAATTTTATACCACCCAGAACGATGGGTTGGCTTTGCGTGTTGCCCAAGCCGACTGAATCCATGCAGCCACGCTTCAAGCCGCTGTAGACCGCATCTTTACCAACCCCAAGGCTTTCCGCTGCGTGTCTGACGCTTTGATAAACCACGCCTCTAATTTTTATCAGCATCTTTGACCTTTCCTGCTCCATATGCAAAATCGATGTGTTCTTCCACCTTGTCCCATGCTTCCTGTATGGCTGGTGTGCCTTCGTTGCGGATCGCTTTGCGAAGCGCGTTGATCTGATTGAACATCTTGATGATGTTTCGGTTTCCGTAGCGGTCTGTCATTTTCCAACTGCCACCGCTGCTAAGAAAAGTGCGGCCCATCCCACCGTATCTTTTGGCTGCACTCCCATGATCCACGCAAAGAAGTATACAGCGCAGACGGCCACAAAGATGTTGCCTATGTCATTTGACTTTTTGTCACGGTTCATTTCTCCCCCTCCAGTTCAGCCAGAGCGGCTCGTGACAAAACTCCCGCGTGCCATTTTATTCCATACGCTTCAGCAATATTCCGCAGCGCCTCCACCGCCTTGGCGAGTTTGGCTTCAGCTTCCCCACGCTTCCTGCCGCTTTCGGCCACCACCTCAATGGCGACCACTAACTCACGCTCCAACTGTTCGATGCGGTCGGCCATGTCATCAGCCACTTGAAAAGCTGTTTCCACGGCAGTGCGGGCAAGCTCTACTTGGGTGTCCCACTGCTTGATCAGATCGTCACTCATTCAGCTATCCTCCAATATCCCGCCAGCACCTGTTCAGATGTTTCAACCGCATCTTTCACGCTGGCTTTGATGTCATCGACCAAGACACGATTGCAGATCGTGCGCACCCTTTCCGGCTTCAGGCCGTATGACCTTGCGATGTTTGCCGCCGGGTATTTCATGCGCAGCTTGACCATATGCAGCACATATTCGTCATCCTTGCGTGTCATGTGAATGCCGCCGCTCATTCGTCATTATCGTAAAAATCAGCATCGTCGATGGCATAGAACGTGCGCCGTTTAATCGTGCCGCCACGCGCCATTTCCTGCATCGTGGCAATTACGCTGACCAAAGGCTGGTTGATGCTTTCAGCCACATCCTCGACGGTGGCACGACCGCTTTCGCTCAGGTCTGCCAAGATCATCATCACCAAATCATCCTGCACTTTGGGCTGCGGTGGTTGGTCAATGCGAACAATGCGAATGGCCATCCACGGCGTTTTTTCCGGCAGCTTCGTATTTGCAATCAAGATGGCTTGGAAGCGTTCACCGACTTGAATATCTAAGGAACAAGCAACTTTCGCTGGTATAAAGACAGCCTCATTGCCTTTGATTGTCGCACCAAAGGCTGTGTTGGTGTCAAGCCGATTGATAACCATGATTTCAGAAGTTTGCATTATCGTCTCCAGTTGCCCGCGCAATCAGCACGGCTTTGCGTTGTTCAGCTTGTTGAATTTTTAGTCGCAGCATATCGATCTCTTCGCCGACCCACGCGATGTTGGCTTGCATCCCGTAGCGTTCTTGCAGCCGCACGATGTCAGCGCGATGCAGGCTTATCAGAGCGTTCCAATCGGCCACCGTGTAGCGGTCCAGCATGGCTTGATAGTTGATTTCCATTACATCACACTTTCGATGAAGGCTTGCGCTGCTTGGGCAACGATTGCATTGCCATAACCGCGCAGGCGTCCCACTCTTGCGGCAGACCCATGAGCCAGCGGGGATGTGCCGGGTTCAACTGGCCTCCACTTTCCATCGCGGCAGAAGAGCCAATCAGCATCTTGCCAGTGGCCGTTAGTCGCGCTGGGCCGCTGTGATCCACTGCCAGCCTCGCCGCATCGAGTAGCGTGTGAAACTCTGCATCCCTGCTGTCCGCCTGCCATTTCTGCGCCTGTGTCGTTGTCCGCGCTGAACTGGCCGCATCTACCTTCACTGGCGTCGGCCAGCCCGCCAAGGCCGCTGCATTCGGCACTGTATCCGCTGGGTCGCCCTTGCGTTCCTGTCGGCCCGATCCGCTCTCGCCCTTGTAATCGCGGGCTGACGGTGTTGGCCACCCCAACCCACCAGAGGCGTTGTCTGATATGCGGCGCACCGACGCCCGCAGCGCAGAGATCGACCGCCCCGCTGGCGTATCCCGTTGCTTCCAAGTCAGACTGTACAAGGTCGAGCCAAGCGAGGCCGTCTTTGCTTGCAACTTGCTCACCAAGGACGATTGCAGGTCGGCACTGGCTGATGAGGTGGTGAAACGCTGGCCACAAGTGCCGCTCATCAGCAAACCCTGCTCCTTTGCCTGCCGCGCTGAAAGGCTGGCAAGGACATGATCCTGTCCATACAGTACGGTCATCGGCCCATCCTGATCTGCGCAGTGCGTAGGACCAGACGCCGATCCCGGCGAAGAAGTGGCATTGATCAAATCCCAAAAGGTCAACTGGTCTGACATCTTCAATGCTCCGATCATCAACCTCGCCATCGGCGATGTGACCTTGTTTGATCAACTCCCGCAGCCATGCGGCGGTTTTAGGGTCAAATTCGTTATAGTAAGCAGCCATCACTGCCACCCGAAGCCGTAAAGCAGGAACAGCAGGCCGGGGATCATGGCGAACAGGCACAAGCAGCCGATCAGGTCTTCGATAAATTCACGCATTTGGTTTTCCTTTATTTCTTTGCTACTTCTGGCAGCACAGCGCCAAGTTTGCGCAGATCAATTACCACGGGGGCGACCGTTGCGGGCAAGTTGCTTACGAGGTCAACTTCCCTTGGGATATACCCATGCAGTTCGGGTTCGAGGACGGTATAAAGCCGCTTGATGGTCTTGGCCGATGCGAGGGTGGCCTTGATGCGATTCACTACGTCAGCCCGAAGTTCTTGTTGCTCACGATACTTATCAATCAGCTTGCTGTCGCGCAGGCGCGTATATAGTGCGTGGATGAGGGTTCCTTCTTTCATCAACACCGCAACACGATCATCCATCTGCAAGCGGGTTATGCCGTTTGTCCCATAGATGTCGTTGATATATTTATAGCTTAACAGCCCCCAGTTTGCGCGTATTTCAAAGTTCACCACTTTCAGATGTCCACGGGTGTTCTCGTCAGCGTAGAGTTCCTTCACCTGTTTAGGTGCAAACTCAATGATGGTATCTTGCACCAGTGTCTTGACCTGATCGACGTAATTCAGGTTGGGCAAGCCCTGCATTATCTTGTTCTTGATGCTGTCGCGCATATCGTTGGTCAGTCGTGTCATTTTGCTTTCCCTAAGTTGATAGATGTTTGTTCGTGATGCAGAGCCTATGCGCAGACGCAACAACGCGCAAGAAGAAAAAGATGCGTCTGCGCAAATATTTTCCATTGACCATATCTGCGTCTGCGCATAACGTCGCCAAACACACAGGAGTGAACCTCATGGTCTATACAGTGGAAGAACTGAAGAAGATCATCCCAAACCAGATCGCCGACGCTGCCCGCTTCTGCGGAATGTCTTATTCAACGATGTGGCGGATTTTCAACGGCGAGCAAGAACCGAAGGAAAGCACACTGATCGCGCTGACAAAATATGTGGAGAAGTTTAATGCATCGGTCTGAAATTTTGGACAAGGCAAAAGAACACATCATGGTTGACCGCGCTGCGGCTCATGGTTCAGCAGAGGACAGCTTTAGCCTTATCGCTGGACACTGGACATGGTGGTTGCAAGACAAACTGCGACCAGATGTGATGATAACCAGCTATGACGTTGCGCAGATGATGGTTGGCTTTAAGCAATCTCGCATGAAAAATAACCCAAAGCATCTTGACTCAAGTCAAGATTTGTGCGGATATGGCGCTCTAGCGGGTGAAATTGGAGCAAAAAATGCCACGGGAAAAGTGGACTAATCCATCCTCAACAAGGGAGTATTTTGCTTGGCGCGGAATGCGACACCGATGCGCAAACCCAAAAAATGCAGCATGGCACAATTATGGCGGCAGAGGGATAACAGTTTGTGAAAGTTGGGCAAACAGCTATGACGCATTTTTCTCTGATATGGGGCCTTGCCCTGTTGGGATGACTCTGGACAGGATTGATTCCGAAAAGGGATATTTTCCAGAAAACTGCCGATGGGCTGATTGGGATACTCAGGCCAATAACAAGCGCACAAACGTCAAAATTGAGTATGACGGGGAGGTCAAGACCATTGCTCAGTGGGCAAAGCATTTTGGTCTTAAAGTAGACACGCTATTCAGACGCCTGCAACGGATGGGGCCTGACAAGGCGTTTACGCCTGATAACCTTGTGGAGAAGAACGCCATGCCACTGATCCACGGAACTAGGGTTGGATATGAACGGCACAAGTGCAGGTGCCAAGTCTGCAAGGACGCGAACGCAAAAAGGCACAGGGAATACATGACGAAAAAACGTAAGGATAACGCAGCATGACCCGCATCATCGGCATCGATCCGGGCAAGCAGGGCGCATTCGCGGTCATGGATGATTACGAAGGCGCACTTTCTGTGCAGACCTACGATATGCCGGGAACGCTCGACGGCAAGCGGCAACTGATCAGCGACATCGGCGTGGTCAAATGCGTATGGCTGGAACGGCCATTCTACCCGCGCATGATCGGCATCAAGAACGCTGTCACCATCGCCACGGCATACGGTGAACTGAAAGCTTGCCTATTCTTCGCGGGCATCCCGACCTTCGAGGTTGACCCAAGCGCGTGGAAGAAATCCATGCACCTGACAACCGACAAGAACGCCAGCCGGGCGCTGGCAAGCCAATATTTCCCTGATGCCGCCGATCAGTGGGCTAGGGTGAAAGACGACGGAAGAGCCGAAAGTGCATTGATCGCATATTATGGATGGAGGAAGAAATAATGAAGAGCCTATACGACCACTACCCCAAGCTTTTTGACGGCTTTTACCTCAGGTTTCCCAATGTCGTGAACGTGGCGAAGCAAGTAACCACCATTGCGGACATGGACGAGGCCATAGGTGCGTCACGTGGAACCACCCTGCACTGGATCAAGGGCAACAACACCCCCGGAACTGCGTCCGAGCGCTGCGCTGGCGTCTACCTGCGCAATAAGGCCCAAGGTCCGAGTGCCTCGGCCCCCGCCGCAGCCGTCTCGAACCCCGAAGCCTCGATGTTCCTGATCTCCGTGCCCGAAGGATCAAAGGCCAAGGCAGCAATGCTGCTTTCCATGCTGCGGAACATCAACTGCGAAGTGGTGGATTTCTGAAATGAAGTGGTTAAACACGTTCAAACAACTGAGCAAGAAGCAAACCCGCGCCAGTATGGTTGAAGAACATCTCAGTGATTTGGAGACACGCGATGCAACTTGATCTAACCAACGACGCCTACCACGCTCGGCCAGAGATCAGCAGCAGCGATGTCAAAGCAGTCGCCTTGAAGTCGTTGCTGCACTGGAAGAACAAGGTTTACAAATCCAGCCCGACCTTCGACCTTGGCACAGCAGTTCACGCCATGTTGCTCGAACCCGAAA